AGGTCCAGTAACTTTTGTTAATACAATAACAGTAACAGGAACTTTAGTGGTAATTTAATGAGTAAAATAGAAGTAAATACAGTTGACGTACAATGTGGATCTACATTAACTTTAGGTTCATCAGGTAAAACAGTTGCATTAGCAACCGGTGCATCTCAAACAGGCTTTGGTAGAACAGGAACAGTTAACTGGTGTACAACAGCAAAGACTTCTCCTCTAACAGTAGCATCAGGAAATGGTTATTTTATTAATACTAGCGGTGGAGCTATTACAGTTACTCTACCTAGTTCACCTAGCGCTGGAGACATAGTAGCGTTTAAAGATTATGCCGGAACGTGGTCTTCAAATAACGTTACAGTTGGTAGAGGTGGATCAAAAATAGGTGGTTCATGTTCTTGTGCAACTTTAAACACAACAGCACAATCAGTAACATTAATTTATGTTGATGGTACAAAAGGTTGGCAAGACATACATGACTCAACTTCTAACATACAAGGTGCTGCATATACTGAAGCAACAGGTGGTACTATTGTAACTGTTGGAGATTTTAAAACACATATTTTTACATCATCAGGATGTTTTCAAGTAACAGCTTCTGGTAATCCAGCAGGATCAGATAAATTAGATTATTTCGTAATAGCCGGCGGTGGTGGCGGTGGCGGAGGTAGAGCTGGAGGCGGAGGAGCAGGTGGTTTTAGATTAGCAAATTCTTATGCAATTTCAGCACCAACAATGTCCCCTTTAGCTAATCCAACAGGTATAACAGCTTCAGTAGCAACTTTTCCAGTAACAGTTGGAGCAGGTTCTCCAGGAGGAACTGGTCCAGGAACTCCAGCGAGATGGGGTGTAAGAGGAAATAATTCAGTTTTTTCAACAATTACATCAACAGGTGGTGGCGGTGGAGGAGCAGATAATAATCCTCCAGGTCCAGCAGGAGCTGATGGAGGTTCAGGTGGTGGAGCAGGTTGTTCTTCAGCAGGTCCAGGAGCAGGAGGATTAGGTAATACTCCTCCAGTATCTCCTCCTCAAGGAAATCCAGGTGGTTATGGTGCACAAGCAGCACCCGTTCCATATCCTCCAGGAACTCCAACACCTCACGCAGGTGGCGGTGGCGGTGGAGCAGGAGCAGCTGGCGGTAATAGAGCAGATTCACCAGGTTCTAATGGTGGTCCAGGTGGAATTGGAAGTTTTGTTGCAGACCCTTACTTTGGTCCAACAGCACCAAGTTATGGAACACCGGGACCAGTTTCAAGTGTAAGATATTTTGCAGGTGGTGGCGGTGGAGCAGGTTGTACAGGAAGTAATCCAGGTGCAATTATTCCTGGTGGAGCAGGTGGCGGTGGAACAGGAGATGATTCTGAACCCGCTGTAACAGCTGGAACAGCAAACACTGGCGGTGGCGGTGGTGGTAGAGGACATTATAGTCCTAACCCTGGACGTAATCAAAATGGTAGCGGTGGATCAGGTTTTGTTGCAATAAGGTATAAATTTCAAAATTAATTATGACAAGTACAATTAAAGTAAATAAAATAGAAAAGGAAAGCGGCTCTACACTTACATTAGGTGGACCAAGCACAGCTGTAACTTTGGCTTGTGGTGCAACACAGACAGGTTTTGGTAGAACAGGGACAGTTGATTGGTGTACAACTGCCAAGACATCACCTTTAACAGGTGTTTCAGGTAATGGATATTTTATTAATACAACAGGAGGAGCAGTTACAGTTACTTTACCTGCAAGTCCTAGTGCTGGTGACATTATAGCTATTCAAGATTATGCAAATACAGCAGCAACAAATAATATTATAGTTGGTAGAAATTCATCTAAAATAGATGGAGGATGTATAGATGCTACTATTACTGGAAATGGTGAAAGTTTTACTTTAATTTATGTGGATGGAACAGAAGGTTGGAAAACAGTTAATAACGCAAATAAACAAATTGATACAGCATTATTTGTAACAGCAACAGGTGGAACAGAATCAACTTCTGGAAATTTTAAAATTCATAAATTTACTAGTTCTGACAATTTTGTAGTATCAAATGCAGGTAATGCTTCTGGTTCAAATACAGTAGAATATTTAGTTGTCGCTGGTGGTGGCGGCGGTGGTGGTGATTTAGGTGGTGGCGGCGGTGCTGGTGGATATAGAACAACTTTTCCATCTCCAGCAACAGGAGGTTTAGCCGTTCCAGTTGCAACTTACCCAATTACAGTAGGTGCAGGAGCTACTTCGCCTTCTGGTCCACAACCCGGTGCTCCTATAACAGCATCTACATCTGGTTCAGTTTCAACTTTTTCATCAATAACATCTGCTGGTGGTGGCGGAGGTGGTCAATCACAAGTTCCATACGGAGGCTCTGTAGCAGCCGCTGGTGGTTCAGGTGGCGGTGGAAGTGGTTATGCTCCCTGTGGTAAAGGCGCTGGAAATACACCTCCAGTAAGTCCACCTCAAGGTAATAATGGAGGAGCTGGTGGATCAGCTGGAACTGCATATCCAGGCGGTGGTGGTGGTGGTGCTGCTGCTGTAGGAGGAAGTTCAACTGGTGCTTCTTGCGCTGGTATGCCTGGCGGAGCAGGAGCTCAAAATAATATAGATGGTAATAACTACTATTGGTCAGGTGGTGGAGGGGGTAGTGGTTATAATGCAGCACCATCAGGAGGTCCTGGCGGAATTGGTGGTGGAGGAGGAGCTGGTAGAACAGGCACAAACCCTGTTGGAACAGGAGGTGGTAGTGCAATAAATTCAGGTTCAGATGGATCTAAAGCTAATCCTGGAGCAGGTGGAGTTCAAGGTGGAGCAGGTGGAGCCAATTCAGGTGGTGGTGGAGGTGCAGCTGGGCACTCTTGCACACCAGGTATTCAACCCGCATCAAAAGGTGGAAATGGTGGATCAGGAATAGTAATAATAAGATATAAATTTCAATAGATAAATTATGAGTACAGTTAAAGTAAATAAAATAGAAAAAAGATCAGGAAGCACACTTACATTAGGTGGCCCAGGCACAGCTGTAACTTTAGCGTGTGGTGCTACACAAACAGGTTTTGGTAGAGCTGGTTCAGTCAATTGGTGTTCAACTATTTATACAAATAGTCCAGGCACTGTTACCGCTACAAGTGGTAAAGGATTTTTTTTAAACACAACTTCAGGAGCAATAACAATTAATTTACCTTCTTCACCTACAGTAGGTGATATTGTTGCTATAAAAGATTATGCAAATACATTTGATTCAAATGCAGTAACAGTTGGGAGAGGTGGATCAAAAATTGGTGGTTTATGTCTTGATGCTACTTTAGGTACAGAGGGACAATCAATTACTTTAATTTATGCTGATGCAACAAGAGGTTGGTTAAATGTTAACACAGATTCAACAATTCAAGGGAGTGTTTATGTAACAGCAAGTGGTGGTAATACAGTAACAACATCAGGAGATTACAAAATTCATACATTTACAAGTTCAGGAAATTTTATAGTAACTGGTGCAGGGTCACCTGGCGGATCAAATAAAGTTTCATATATGGTTGTTGCAGGTGGTGGCGGAGCTAGATGTGCAGGTGCTGGAGCAGGTGGTTTTAGAGAAGGAAAATGTTCTAGCGATCCTTACACTGATTCACCTTTAGATGCGGGAGTAGGTTTATCTGTACCAGTTGCAACTTACCCAATTACAATAGGTGCAGGTGGTACAGGTGCGACAGCACCAGGTTATGTTCAAACTTCTGGCTCTCCTTCAAGTTTTTCAACTATAACTTCAACAGGAGGCGGTAAAGGCGGTTTCCCTGCTCCAGGTCCACAAGATGGAACTGGTGAACCAGGAGGATCAGGAGGAGGTTCAACACAACCAGGAAAAGTTGGTGGAAGTGGAAACACACCTCCAGTAAGTCCAGCTCAAGGATTTCCAGGAGGTTCAACACCTGGTTCTCCAGGATATAGTGGTGGCGGTGGTGGAGCAACATCAGCAGGAGGAAATAGACCTGGTCCAGTAGCAGGTGGTACAGGTGTAACAACAAGTATATCTGCTTCTCCAGTTGGTTATGCAGGAGGCGGAGCAGGAGCAGCTCCAGGTGTTGGAAATATAGGAAGAGAACCTACAAATACAGGAGGTGCCGGAATAGCAGGGTCGCAATCAAGACCAGGAACTCAATGTGGTGTTACCAATAGAGGTGGTGGCGGTGGTGGAGTTTATTGTGGTGTAGATGGAAATGGTGGTTCAGGAATAGTAATAATAAGATATAAATTCCAAAATTAATGAATTTACAAACTTTAACAAATAAGATATAAGGAGAAACATTATGGCACATTACGCAAAATTAGGAATAAACAGTAAAGTTATAGGAGTAGAAGTTGTAGCTGATGCTGATTGTCTAAATGGCAGTGGTGTTGAAGATGAAGAAGTAGGAAGACAGTTTATGGAAAGAATCCATAGCTGGCCTTTATGGAAAAAAACATCTTACAATACAGCTGGTGGACAACACAAAGACGGCGGAACACCTTTAAGAGGTAACTACGCAGGTATAGGTATGACTTATGATGAGGACAATGATATTTTCATTAGTGCTAAACCTTACGCTAGTTGGACTTTAAATGTATCAGAAGCAAGATGGCAATCACCAGTAGGCGATGAACCTGATTTTACTGCCGAACAAACTTCTCAAAATAATGCTGGAACTCATATGTGGGTATATAATTGGAATGAGTCTAGTCAATCTTGGGATATAGAAAATAGATTAGCCTAATCAACTTGACATTTTAATTAAAGTTAATTACATATCAAATAGGTATGCAAAAGAAAGTATTAACAGAAGTAGACTTATATACAGGTGAAATTTCTATGCCTAAAGGCTTTGAAATTGATCGTGATAAAATAAGAAACGACATCATAGAATCTTTTGTTAAAAAAAATAGAATTAACACTAATCCACAAGCTTATGCTTTTGATGATTATGTTGTACCTTTTTCTCAACCTTTACAATGGATGCAAGATTATATGAGAGATCATTGGAGATCTGAATATGGTCCTACACTAGTGCAAAAAAATATGCATGGTAATGTTATGCATCCTAAAGAAAAATCTTGGACAAGACATCAAGTTGATCCTGTTGATTTACGAAACTCACCAGACTATACATTTATTTATGGTGTTGATGTTAAAGAAGGATCCTCAGAATGTATTATTGAATATGATGATAATAGAAGAAAAAATAGAACTTGGCATTTACCAATAAAGAATAATGAATTTATAATGTTTCCAACTACTAATAAGTATTCTTTTTCACCTAATACTTCTAATGGCTTGAATATAATTTTAACAATTAACTATGAATACATTTAAACCTTTAATAGCCCAAACTGCACCTTTTTCTCATTTAGCATCTTTAGAGAAATTAATTTCTGATAGATTAAAAAAAGATTATGTAGAACACCCTGCTGATCTTAAATATCAAGAAGTTGAAAAAGCTGTTTTAAAAGAAGGTTTGTTATATCCTATAAAAGTTAACAAAAATACTATGGTTGTTATTACAGGAAATCAAAGATCTTGGTTTGCTAAAAAACACGGATACACACATATATCAGCGGAGTTTGTAGAATGAATATATCTAATTACTATTGGTACTTTGAATCTGCAATACCACCAAGAATATGTGATCTTATTGTTAAGTATGGTAAAGCAGAAAAACAAAGAGAGATTATGGCTATTACAGGTGGCTTTGGTAGAGATAGAGATTTAAGTAAGAATCCTTTGAATAAAGAAGAAGTAAAAAATTTACAAAAGAAAAGAGATTCTAATATTATATGGATGAATGACAGATGGATATACAAAGAAATTCAACCTTACGTTAGAATGGCAAATGAAAATGCAGGTTGGAATTTCGAGTGGGATTGGTCAGAATCTTGTCAGTTTACCATATATAAAAAAGGTCAATATTATGATTGGCATTGTGATAGTTGGGATAAACCTTATATGGAAGAAGGTCCAACAAAAGGTAAGATTAGAAAATTATCTGTAACCGTAACGTTAACAGATCCAAAAGAATACAAAGGTGGAGAGTTAGAGTTTGATTTAAGGAATGAAGATCCTGATAAAAAACCTAATTTAAGAACATGTACAGAAATATTACCAAAAGGCTCTTTGGTTGTATTCCCTTCATTTGTATGGCATAGAGTCAAACCAGTAACTAAAGGAGAGAGGAATAGTCTAGTAATATGGAATCTAGGTTATCCATTTAAATAATATGAACAATATCAAACAAGGTGGTAGCAACACATTACCAAAACCAAAAGGACATGTAGATTTTAAATCTCAATTTTATTTTCAAACACCAGTGTGGACTGCCGAAGCACCAATGTTTTTAAAAAATACACTTAAAGTAACAGATAAATATATTAAGAAAGCAGAAAAATTATTAAAAGATAAATTAAAAAATGAACCTAAATGGAAAAAAGATATAGGTACATTTGGTTTATCTAAGCATAGTGAAAGTATGTCTAATGATCCTAAACTAAAAGATTTAGTTCAGTTTATAGGACAACGATCTTATGAATTTTTAGATTGGTCTGGTTTTGATTTAAGAAATCACAGCTTACATTTTACAGAATTTTGGGTTCAAGAGTTTAGTGAAAAGGGTGGGGGACATCATTCAACTCACGCACATTGGAATCAACACGTATCTGGATTTTATTTTTTAAAGTGTAGTGAAAAAACATCTTACCCTATATTTCACGATCCGAGACCTGGTTCCATAATGACAAAGCTTCCATTAAAAGATCAAACACAAATATCAATGGGTACAAGTATGGTTAATTATAAACCACAACCAGGAACGATGATTATATTTCCAGGTTATGTTCCACACGAATATGCAGTTGATGCAGGATTAGATCCATTTAGATTTATACATTGGAATATTAAAGTTGTTGAAACAGCAATATCAAAAGAAAAGAGTATTAAATGAGCTTTAAAAAAAATAAATATATAGTTATTAAAGAAGCTGTACCAAAGGATATAGCAGAGTTTTGTTATAATTACTTTTTACTTAAAAGAACTGTTGCTAGAACTTTATTTGATCAAAGGTATATCTCACAGTTTACAACGGAATGGGGAACGTGGACAGATCAACAAGTTCCAAATACATATTCTCATTATGCAGATGTAGCTATGGAAACTTTACTGATGAGAACTTTACCTATTATGGAAAAGAAAACAGGACTTAAATTAAATCCAACTTATTCTTATGCAAGAATATATAAACCAGGTGATATCTTACATAGACACAAAGATAGATTTAGTTGTGAAATATCTACAACTTTAAATCTAGGTGGTGATCCTTGGCCAATACATTTAGAACCAAAGAAAAATGTAGGTGCACCAGATGGTAAAAAACTGACAGCTGCTAGTAATAACAAAGGTATTCTAGTCAATCTAAAACCAGGAGATATGTTAGTTTATAGAGGCATGGAATTAGAGCATTGGAGAGAAGAGTTTCAAGGTGATAACTGTGCCCAAGTGTTTTTACACTATAACGACCAAAAATCTAAAGATGCCGCTAAAAATGTAAATGATCGAAGACCTCATTTAGGACTTCCAAGTTGGTTCAAAAAGTAATATAATCCTTAGATGGGGGCAGTGACTCCACCACATACCTCACTGTCTCCTTTTAAGGATTATTTATGAGTTTAGGATTTGACGCAATATCAGCATTACCTTTTGCAACAGCTCAAACAGCTGGTGATGTACAAATAAGTGTAGTTAAAAATCAATTAGATATTAATATTGGTAACTTTGCTATTACAGCAGATGCAATCTCTGAAGTACCAGATCCAAATAGATTAACATTAGGCCTTGGAACATTAACGATTACAGCAGATTCTAATTTTACTGCTACAGGTAGTCAGGTTACATTAACCACGGGCACAGCAGTAGCAAGCACAAGTGTAGATATTACGCCTTCTGTAAATCAATTGACCTTAACTACGGGAAGTGTTACAATAACTGCTGACGCAAATATAGACCCTACAGCAGTTGATTTAACTCTAGCTACAGGCGAAGTTGCGGCAATAACATGGAGTGAAATAGTTCCAGGCGTAGACATGGTTTGGACACGAATAGACACAAATTAATATGGCATCAACTTATTCATCAGACTTAAAACTAGAAATTATAACAACAGGTGAGAAAGCCGGACAATGGGGTGGAATCACTAATACAAATTTACAAATCTTAGAACAAGGATCATCAGGTGCTTTAGATGTAGATATGGCAGGAGCTAGTGTTACATTAGATTTAACAGATGGTTCTTCATCAAATGGTAAAAATGCATATTTAAGATTAACTGGAACTTTATCTGCTGATAGAACTTTAACAATGCCGAGTGGTTCAGGTGTAACTAGAGTTTGGATTATTAAAGATGATACTGTTAGAGGAACATCAAACAGAACTTTAAGTGTATTGACAGCTAGTGGAACCGCACAACCAATACCTCCAGGATCAACTATTCTTTGTAAGTCTAATGGTACAGAAACAGTTACATCTATTATCGAAAAAGGTTACGAAACAATAACTGATTCTAATAGTCCCTACACAACAGTAGCAGGGGCACAAATTTTTGCTAACACAACAGCCAATCCAATTACAATAAATTTACCTTCGTCCCCTGCTGTTGGAGATGAAGTTAGTGTTTTAGATACAAGAGGAACTTTTTCTTCAAATAATTGTACTATTGGTAGAAATGGTCAACCTATTAACTCATCAACTTCTGATTTAACTTTAAGCACAGCTGGTCAATCAGTTACATTGGTGTATGTAGATGCGACAAGGGGTTGGGCATTTAAAACTAATACAGCATAGGGGCTACATTAATGGCTCTCATTGATTTTAAATTTAGGTCAGGAATCGATAAACAAGATACTTCTGTTGGCGCAGAAAACAGATGGGTAGATTCTGACAATGTTCGTTTTAGATATAATCTTCCTGAAAAAGTTGGAGGATGGTCTTCACTACTTCCCGATACAATTGTAGGCGTTGCTAGAAAACAACACGCATTTGTTGACCTTGATGGTAATAGATATGTAGCAATAGGCACAGATAAATTTTTACTTATTTACTTTGAAGGTGCTTTGTATGACATCACACCTTTTAGAAGTAATAACGCAGGAGCTCAAACAACTTTTACAGGTTCAACTATAATCACAAGTACAACTAGAGGAACGGCTGTTACTATTACAACATCAACAAACCATGGATTAGAAGTAGGAGATATTATTGAATTAGATTCAGTGACAATGCCAACAGGTTCTAGTATAGCTGCTTCAACTTTTGAAGATAAACTTTGCCAAGTTATAACAGTTCCAACGTCTACAACTTTTACAATTACATCGCCATCAGCAGAAGCTAATGGTGGTGGTTCAGATTTAACTTCAGGAAGTTCTTGTATAGTTGAACCTTATCAAACCGTTGGTCCTGCCGCACAGTCATATGGATATGGTTTTGGTATTGGTAACTATGGTGGAAATGTTACAGGATCACAAAGCACAGAATTAGATGGAGCATTACTAGCAGACACCGCAGGTACAGGTGGATCGGGTACAGCAGTGACTGTAGATGCCACAGCAGGATTTGCATCAGCAGGAACGATAGCCGTTGGCACAGTTCCAAATGCTGAATTAATTACTTATGCTTCAACTAACTCTACAAATTTTTTAACTATCGGTAGAGGTGCATCAGGAACAGCAACACCTGGTACATCAAATGGTCAAGCTCATTCTACTAATGCAACAGTTCAAGACGCAACATTATGGGCTGGTTTTGGAAGTGCAGTATCTGCATCAACCATTACCCTAGAACCAGGGCTATGGTCACTTAGTAACTTTGGTCAAGTATTAGTTGCAACTATAGCAAACGGTGAAACATTCACTTGGGACTCTTCTATTGCAGCTAACTTTACAACAAGAGCCTCTAAAACAACCACTAATTTTTCTACAGCTATCAGTGGGTCTTTAGGTAATCCTACTGCAACACGAACAACTTTAATATCACCAACAACAAGACACTTAATTCACTTTGGAACAGAAACAACAATTGGTGATCCAACAACTCAAGACGATATGTTTATTAGATTCTCAGATCAAGAGTCTATCAATGATTATACACCCACAGCGATTAACTCTGCGGGTACACAAAGACTACAGGATGGTACTAAAATTGTAGGTGCATTAGTTGCAAAAGAAAATATTTTAGTTTGGACTGACAACGCACTCTATACTATGAAGTTTGTTGGAGCTCCTTTTACATTTGGCTTTGATCAAGTAGGTACTAACTGTGGATTAATAGGACAGAATGCTGCCGTTGAAATTGATGGTGTTGCTTATTGGATAAGTAACAATGGTTTCTTTGCTTTTGATGGTACAGTTAAAACTTTGTTATCTTCTGTAGAAGATTATGTATACGATGATTTTGATACAACAAAAGGTCAACAAGTTTGTGCAGGTATTAATAATTTGTTTTCAGAAGTAGTTTGGTGGTATCCAACGTCAGGTTCTACTTATAATAACAGATATGTTGTTTATAATTATGGTGAGTCCAATCCACAAAATGGATT